CCGCACCGGAAATCGCCTCACTGATACGCGATACCTTCAGTTCTCCCTGCGGATAACCATCACGCAGCAGGAACGAACGCAACTCCGCGGTGATGGCAGCCCGTATTTCCGGTGTGTCCGGCGTCACGCGGATATGAAAATCCACCGTATGCGCCACCGGCCTGAACACATACAAATCAGAGCCTGCCACCGGGGCCAGTGGCCCGATATGTTGTCTTGCCGCCGTTTCCGTTGATTCTTCCGGAATGGGATTAATCAGGTCACTACTGGCAATCATCACACCGACAGTCCCCGTTCCCATCCAGTGACGGTATGCCCATGCGCGGGTAATGCCGGGCACTTCTTTAGCCCAGACGACATAGTCCCCGTCAGCCCCGCCCTGCGGCGTCCAGTAATACCGCTCAATGACGCGGGCGCGCCACGTTTCCAGATCTTCAGTATCAAATCCACCTGTCAGGGTATCTGCAACACCGGAAGACGGCAGACCATTCACCGGCGTGACCAGGATTAATGCCGTACCGTCGTCAGCGTTACCGACCGCGCCTGCAGTTGAACAGGCGATCGGCAGGCGCAGGACACCACCGGAGCTGGTTGCATCGGCAGTTGCCGTGTACTGAACCAGGTCATCGCGCTGAATAACACTTCCGGCGGTCACCTTCAGGCCATCGCTGACACCTTCCCAGCGCATATACCCGCTGGCAGCCGTGGCCCCCTTGCGCGGACACCGTTTCATCGCAGCATGTCGCGCCAGCCAGAACTCATCGCACAGGTCAGGCAGCATGTTCATTGCCAGATAATCGATGTACCCGTAAACCGTATGCAGCGCCGCCGCATACACCTTTGCCCGCACGTCTTCATCCATGCGCCGGAGCGTGTCGCTGACGTCCAGCCTGGCGAATAAATCGTTACGGAGCATACTGATATTTTCTGCCAGCGTCGGGCGCTGAAATTCACTGTCCGCCATGCGTTATCGCACTCCACAGATCATCAAAAGAAATCATTACCGGTCCGTCACGACGCCAGAGAGTGATACTGTTACCCAGTTCATTAATCCCGGTGCGGCGGATATCCAGATCAATACGGGACACCACGCCGTCATCAGTCATCCATTGCAGGCATTCGCGGATATACCCCCTTACCGTCTGCACCAGCTGATTGGTCAGTTTGCTGCGCTGAAGCAGCCACAGTCTGGAGCCGTAACGGTCATTCTGTACCGCAGGCCAGGTATCCCCCCACCATCCCATCGGGACGTCGGCGTTGTCATCAGGCTCCGCCCGCCGCCAGGTAAACAGGGAAATCACCACGGCGCGGGTCAGCGGATCCAGCGGTGCGCTGGCGCAGGTGCGTTTACCGTTCACCGTCAGCCACAGTTCCATCATGCCTCCATAGCTTTATCAGGTTTATCGGTGTTACTGCCCTGACCGTTCTCTCTGTGACGATGACCGTTATAGGCAAGCCGCATTGCTGACATGGTGGTGCCGCCGGAGTCGCACAGGTCTTTCACCTGTCCTGTTACTTCCAGGTCCATTTCAAAACGTGCTTCAGGTGCATTGCGAAACGTGATCGTTTTACCTGCACCGTCCACCACGATCCCCTCCCGGGTCAGCGTCACGGACTGCCCCTGATCGTCATAGACAGCCACCTCACCCGTCTGCAGCCCTTTCAGGCGGTAGCGCCGGTCTGACACCGTACAACCACCGCATGAGAACGGTCGCCATCCGGAAAAACAACACCACCGCTTCCGCACCGCTGTTTGCCCTTGCGGTAAAACCGTAGGGTTCAAGATGTTCAACCCCGGCTTTGGGTTCACCGGCAATCAGGGACACATCCACGGTCAGACATTTCGTGGCGGCACTGATGCTTTTCACCACGGCCCGCCCAATCAGGCCGAGGAGTTGTCGCTGCATGGCTTCAATCGTCCTCATCAGAACGGGTCCTCCTGTACTCTGGCTTTTTCTTTTTCCGCGCGCCGGGGTCTTCGGGTTCAGGCAGATAAGCATCAGGCGGGCCGACACGGATTTCCGTCAGAGTGCCATTCTGGTCCTGAGTAAACGTGACTTCCGAGACAAGCAGTTCGGTATTGTCAAAACCACAGACCGGATCGAAGACAATCACCCGCTGGTTGGGCTGCCACAGCGTACCGTTACCCTGTCGCCAGCCCTGCACCACATAGGTGGTTTCATCCGTCCGCGCCGCCCGTTGCCGGGCTTCAAAGTCAGCACGCGCAATACAGCCTGCCCCCGTGGCCTGCCCTGTCTGCCTGATATACATCGGACGGTAACGGGCAATAAATGCGTCCTCTGTGCGGGCCCGCAGCGCGGTGGTGGTGGCCTCACCGAAATCATCGTCGTTTCCGGCACGCTGCCCCGCCACCTGGTAAACAGAAAACCGCTCCCGGATACTCTTCTCCGTATCGCAGGAAAGGATGTTTTCCCCGAGTACCAGCGCAGTATGTGCCCGCGTTGAGCCAATACCACCAATCACCAGCCTGCCGTGCGGGTCGTCGTAAGCCAGTGCCTGCTGCTGACCGAGTATTTTGTTGATTACCTCAATCACCGTTTCACCGTGATCGGGCTGGACGTCAGGAATAACACCCGACGGCGCACCGTTGTTCACCACCTCAATGCCGAAAGGCGCAGCAAGCGCCTGCGCAATCTGTACCAGCTCTCGTCCGTTAAACTGTGTCGGTTCGGCTGCACAGTCAATCAGGTCAGCCGTCAGACTGCGTCCGGCAATACCGGTGCTGACCGAACGGGCATCGTAACGAACGTGCGTCGCCTCCACCCAGCCGGTGATCACCAGCTCATCACCAATCAGCACTTCCACTTTTGAACCGTTTTTAATGCGCGGCTGAAGCGTGGTGATACCCCCATCTCCCGGCCACTGGCGGGAGATCTCCACACTGAAATCCCGCGCCAGCCGTTCAATACCGGCACCGATGCGCACCGATGTCCAGCCATTCCACTCCCGGCCATTTACCCGTAGCGTGACGTTATCGTTCATTGCACTGGCACCTTCAGAGGGATCACCGGCACAAAGCCGGGATGCGTAATGGCATTACGCCGGATAATGTCCGCGTCACGCGCCGCGTTATCAAACCAGGTCGCCGCCAGCACCAGCGCGGGTAAAACCTCATCCGGTGTGCGCTGAATGATCCGTGCAGACTGTTCAAGGCGCGTGTTGATATCCGCATTCAGATCTGCTTTCACCCGGCGCAGCGCCAGAAACAGCGCATCACTGGTTGTACGGGACAACTCCTTATCAATTGCCGTATTCAGTGTGTCGCGAATGTCAGTCAGTTCTTCCCACGTCGGCAGGTCAACCGTGTTTTTCACCGCCGGTGCATTGTTCAGTGCCGGATGCGTGACGGAAGGCCAGCCAGTGCTCTGCGCAGGTGTTGTTGCCTGCTCCACTGCGGCATTCTGCATCACCGCGGAAGTTGTTGGCGCAGGCAATCGGGTGACGGCATACGCCGCTTCGCTGATTGCGGTCGTACGAAGGGTGCTGGCAACCACGTTACGCTGCTGCGCCGCCGTGGCGGTGGTTTTACTGTCCGTTTTCCAGACGCCGCGCGGTTGCAGATCGCTGCCGAGGCTGACACCGGAAAGCGTTTTGATCATGGTGACCAGGTCGCTGGCGTTACCATAAAGGCGTTTCCCGGTACGCCACATTTTCTGCACCTGCTCAACGAAATTTTTGCCTGACGATGGCGGCGGCAGAAGTACCGAGATATCCCCCTGCAACAGCCTGGCGACATCCGATACGGCAGAATCCACCACTTTCATCGCATCAGAAACATACCCAAGCATTGTGCTGGCATTACCGACGACGTCGTTCTGCACAAAATCTGCCACGCCATCGATACTGAAACCACTGAAACTGTCACTGATGCAGTCATCCAGTGCAGAACAGGATGACATCAGCGTCTGCGCCGTCGCCGCACCTGATGTGGGGTAAGAGAGTTCTCCCGCTTCGACAAACTTCAGGTCAAAGCGGACAATACGCCCTTCACCCTTCGATGTGCTGACCCGAACCTCCCCGTCAACACAGACTTTCAGCTCACCGTATGTCGGATGGACAAGCGCGCCGGGACCGGGTTTATTCAGCGCGTCAATCAGGCGATCGCGCTGGTCAAAGCAGTCATCTCCCACCACATAAGCCGTGATGGACGGGCGGAAAGTGACTTTTCCCAGATCTTCGGTATAGGGTTTGTCGCGGTTCGGGTATTCGTGCGTTTCCACACGACGACCGGTTCCCGCATTTTCTTCTTCAACCTTAAACGGCACACCGCGAAATGACGCGTCCTGAAGTCTGTCTTTCCACGTCATATAAACTCCGTACATAAAAAATCCCACCGGAGTGGGACTCATTAACAGATTAATTTTTCATTACCTGCCAAAGCGCGTATAGCCAACATCATGGCTGACATCAAAACCGCTGGATCGCGTTTCCATAACCCGCATACCCGGAGGCGAATTCACAAAAGAGACCTTGATCTCACCATCAACTTTTGGCGCAGAAGCTTTGTTAATCATGAAGGGATTCGGGCCTGTGGCATCGGAGGCGTTGTTTGACTGAGCCAGATCCACCGCCGGATAAGGTATGTATCCCCGCGCCGGTATTCCCGTCCCATAAGCATCATAAGCACCCGCGCCCCACTGCGCCGAGTTAATGGCATCGACCGTGTCACCTGAACTGTCGGTAAACCACTCAATAATTGGCTTCAGCTTATCCCACATATCCTGAAACCACTTAACAACCGGTCCCCAGTTATTGATCACCATCCCCAGCGGCGACCAGGCAAAAACCTTCTTCAGAAGTTCCCAGCCAGCCTCAAAATAAGGACTAATGGTTTCCCAGAGTTTCTTAAAATAAGGTCCGACAACATCCCAGTTAGTGATAATTAATCCCGCAGCCAGGGCAATCGCCGTCGCAATCATGCCAATCGGCGTCATCGACATGATCCTGCTGACGATACTGATGGCACTGCCCACGCCCATCAATCCCAGTTTCAGAATCGCAAGACCGGCAGCAAGCCCGACGACGCCGCGAATAACCCGGGGATTTTCATCCGCAAACTTCGTGAATTTCTCCCCCAACTCCCCCAGCCATTGCGTGATATTTTTGGCGTCACCAGAAAATGCGCCGCCAATAGCCGCAAGGCCGTTAGTTGCGGTCCCCGTCATTGCCTCCCACAGGTTGGACAGCGTACCAAGCTGGGCCTGAACACGTTTATTCAGGCTGGCCTGTTTATTCATCTTCTGCTGGATCTGATCGTAGCCATCCTTTCCTTTATCGATTAGTGCATTGACCACCTGAAGGGTTTCGGCATCATCACCAAATATTGCCTTAAGTACACCTGTTCGCTTAACGTCGGTCAGTTTTCGCAGCTTTGCCAGTTGCCTGAACATGTTATCAAGACCGCCAAAACTTCCTTTGCCGTCAGTAAAATCGAGCTGTACCCCGAGTTTCTGGCGGGCCATGATTTTATTGACGTCCCTGATTTTCTTAACGCTTAATCCGGACTGGATAACTTTTCGCAGGGCATTACCTGCCGACTCCCCGTTCATCCCCATCTGATCCATCATGACGCTGATGGGGGCAAGGCTCTGTGCAGCCTGAAGACCGTCCTTGTTCACCATCTTCAGAACAGAACTGGTTTTAGTGAAGAAGGACAACATGTTGGTATCGTCAACGCCCAGATAAAACGCCTTCTGGATAGTGTCGAACAGCCCCATCATGTCTTCTGACGCCGTTCCGGTAGCATCCTGCATCTTTGCAGCAAACTCAGCAGCCGCTTCCGGTGTTTTTTTCAGTTGTACCGCAAGATAAGCTGTCGCTTTACCCACACCGCCAAGAATATTTTCTGCCGGGATCCCCTGACGCACCAGCATCTGCATCATGTTCTGGAAATCAGCCGTTGTACCGGGTAGCTGGTTACCCAGGCCAATAGCCAGTTTATTGATGTCCTGAAAGCTCTTTCCAACCTCGCCATTCGCATCCATCATGGCGACTTTCAGCCCGGTGGCGGCGTTTTCCTGATCGGCATAAGATTTCAGGGAAAGCGTCAGACCCGCTGCCAGTCCGCCACCAAGCGCCAGCCCACCCTGTGACGCTTCTTCCGCCTGGCGTTTAAATCCCCGGATTTTCTTTTGCATTTTCGACAGCGCGGGAGAAAGCCTGTCGACACCGGTGATCAACGCCTTAAGCTCAAATTCAGCCATGTGTGCGTTTCTCCTGCTCTATCCTGTTTGCCTGACTGACCAGCAAGGGAATTTCACTGATCGGCATATTCAGCAATTCGAAGGGATTAATGCGCCAGTAGCTGGCGCAATCAAAGAAGCGATCAGTAAGGTATTCAGCCGTCAGGCCTGGAGGAAAAAACCAGCCACAAGCCACGCCGCTGCATTCAGGTCTGCCGGAGACATCTGGTCGACAGAGCTTTGCGGCACTTTCGCCAGCCGCACAATATATTTCGATACCACATGCGCCAGAAGTCTGACGGACTCATCCTGATTCATCTGGTAGGGATACCCCAGCTCGCGGACATCTTTCCCGGTGGGCTCATCAAACTCCAGTACGGAGAGTGTCTCGCCATGAGCGGTAATCGGTTTCTTTAACTCAAGCTCTTTCATTACTGGTAATCCCCTTCTTCACCGTGGAACTCAAGATCGACCGTGCCTTCTTCGGCATTATGGTTCGCTTCGCCGTGCAGCCAGGCAGACGACAGTACATAGACCTGACCGTTCGCCAGCTCGGCAGTGATGGTCATCTCATCAGACGAGGTGATTTTGCTCGCCGGAAAATTCTTCGGCACCTTGAAGGTCCCTTTGACATAAGGCGCACGGTGAGTTTCCTTGCGGTCCACTGAACCGTCCAGGCCGATGATGTCATCATTGACCGTCCTGTTCATGGGCACCTCAATGCCGCCGGTCAGCGATAGCTGTTGACCGTCAATTTTGAAATAACAGGTTCCCCCGATACGGGCCATTATGCAGACTCCTCTGAATACTGAAGACGGAACTGGTTAACCACGGCAAAGACACGCAACTGGTTAACATAGTCAGGCGGGAACAGCGTGTTCAGGCGGTTCGGATCGCTGGCATCACGCTCCACAACCAGGTACTGCTTAAACAGTTCGTAGTTTTCCACGATCCCCGCACGCTCAAGCTGACGGTAGGTTGCCAGCAGTTCCCCTTTGATCACCGCCGGTGTGACAATCGCCTGACCGGGACCAAAGCGGGTACCGTCGCTGGCAAGCTTGTGACGCCCGTACTTACTGGTAATGACGGATTTCAGTTTGCGCAGCACATACGCGCTGGTATGCAGCGTCTCGCTGTCGAGGTAGCTGTTATCCGCAACACCGTAAGCGTTTTTCCTGTACGTGGTGACATCACGCTGAATGCGCAGCACCCCGCTTTCGACATACGCCGTTGCCACGCCATGAGACAGCAGGGTCTGTTGTTCGGTCATCGTGAACCGTTTCCCCTTCGGCGCAGGCAGCATACCCACCAGCTCACCGGTCTGCGTGGGACGTGCCGGATCGTTGCGAATAAACACCGCTGCGCGGGCGGTACGGCTTGCCGCCAGCTCGTCGGCAGGCGTCTGGGTCTCTTTTTCGTATCCCGCCAGGGTAATGTGCTGCTGGTTAAACTGGTCACCTGCGGTCACCAGTTCTGACAGCGTGCCGATCTTTGCCGTATACACATGACCATACAGCTGACGCGCATAGCTCCAGCGACCGCTGGTATCGTTCATCTCGGTCACCAGCGTGTTAACGGAGGCCGTGTCGTTGAACGGCAGGCCGATATAATCAAACGGCTCATCCGCCATTGCAGCCACCGCGCCGGTGAGAACCGGAGCACCCGTTCCGGCGGTACCCGTCGCCACGGCAATCTGTACGCCCGCTGGCAGCACTTCGCCCCCACCAAAGCCGTAGTAATTGAGGCTGACAGGAATTTCATTCCCGCAAAGCCCCTTATGACGCGCGGTCAGTGTGACCACGCCTGCCGAAGATGAAGCCGTAAACGGCAGGGCCGGAACGGCATTGATGGCATCCTGGATACTGCTGGCAATCGTCGTGACGTTATCGCCGTTGGTCACCGGAGCCTGCACGCGGGTACGTCCCACATAGACATTCACCGTGCCGCTTTCGGTTGCTTCCCCGGTCACCGTCAGCGTAACCGTTGCCGCCGCGCCTGTGGCTTCTGGAACGGCAATCACATACAGCTCACCAAACGGGTCGGTCTGGCGATAAGCCTCGACCATACGCGCCAGCTGACTTCCCGCACCACAAATCTGGCGTGCATAGTCTGCCGATGGCATCAGCACCAGACTGTTGGCAACAATCTCTGCACCGTTATTGGCATGACCAATCAGCAGCGATGCTCCGCTGTCCTGTGCAGTATTCGCCGCCGAGTTATCCATTTCCGCATAAAAAATCGGAACCAGCGTATTTGACGGAATGGTGTTAAAGCTCGTCATCGGTATTCACCTTTTCATTCACGCGCCGGATATCACCCGCTGCTTCACGGCGCAGCCAGTAGTTGTTCTCATCAACATTTCGCCCCTCGGCGGGCAAAAGGTCTCCGCGGGCAGGGTCAGGAACTGACCGCCCTTTAACAGGTTTCACAAACATGAAGATTCTCAGGAAGGAAGGGTTATTTCGGTGTGATGTTCGATATCGCCGTCAGGCCCGTTACCGGGCTCTAGATAATCAACATCAATCGCCAGCGTTCGCAGTTCATCCAGACTGTTCAGGTCATCCTGCTGGCGGGTATCGTCTTCGGTCAACTCGCTGATGACCGAAAAATCGAACTGATAAATCAGCTCATGACGATTCAGATCCAGCAGCGTGCCGCCGTCATAGGTAATCGGGTTACCGCACGCTTCCGGGTTCCAGCCCAGCAGGGCCTTAAAGAGCATTTGCCGGACATCGTCCACCACATCATACGAGGCAAACTGACCGCGCTCATCACGCCCGTTACTCAGTATGACAACCACGGAGAAGCCCTCTTTCAGCTCCTGCCAGTAGTCGGTCTGGCTTTTGTTTTCTCCCGGAGAGTCATCACCCGGTACCACATACGCCGCCGGGAGTCTCAGCTTTCCGACCTCCGGCAGATTTTTGAACTGTGCCGCGCCTGCCACCCGGTTTTCAAAATACGGGCAGCGGGCACGCAGCGCAGCAATAACAGGCGTCAGTTTCATCTGTGTCGTCGCTCCGGCTTCAGTGATTTACGCAATTCCCGCGCCAGAAAATAGCGTGTCCAGCTGCGGTTCTTTTCAAGCGTTTCCACCATAAAGTTATTACGTGGAGCCAGTCGCCAGCCGCTGCCACCGGATGCACCACGATGATGGCTGCGACGACGCTTTGCCCCTCGCCTCACGCCATAGAACAAAAAAGCCGGATAAAAATCACCGGTGATACGGCGGTTTCCCTCTCCATTACGCTGGTTAGGGGCTATACGTGCCATAAAACCAGGGCGATGTTTACTGGCTCTGGGTACCATGTAACCAATCGAACGAGCCAGGCGTCCGGTCTGATAACCGGGGTTTTCACCCGGTGCCGACCGCGCACGGCGCATCACCAGCCGACGGGCATCACGCATATGACGCTGACCAATCGTGACAAACGCCCGCCGGACACGGGCGCGGTTAAAGCGCATCTCCGCGGGCTGCTGAAAATCAACGTGCAAAAAGGAAGTCGTCATTGTTGCCTCCGTGACTCTGCCCACATTCGCCCAGTTCCGTACACTCCAGCAGCAGAAAGCGCCGCGCCCCGTTCAGATCGCGCTGACGTTTCACCCGGTACACACTGTCACCGCAGACCACCTCATAATCAGCGGTAATCCCCCGGCGGTAACGAATGGTGATGTAATGGGTGATGGCGTCCCCGGTCTGCGCGGTTTCCTGCCAGGTGGTGGCACTGGTCTGGATAACCTTCGCCCATGTCCGGAACGTAATCAGGTATTGAGGCTCCACGCCAAAGTTATCCGCGGGCATATCCACCCGCAGGCGGATCAGGACGCGTTTATTCAGTTCACCGGGGTCCGGCAGAATGTAGGTTGCGCTGGTCTGCGCCTGACGAATTTTCATTGCGGAAAGTACCTGTACGGGCCGACAAGCCAGCCAAAACTCTGCGGCATGTCAAGTTTCTCCACTTCCGTAACCGACGAGCGGTTTTCGTAAAAATGGCTGATAAGCATCAGCATCCCCAGACGAATATCATCCGGCAGGTGCAGCCCGTCCGGATCGCTGTCCGGAATGGTTTCATCCGGTGCATAGAGCTTCCGGTTCAGATACGTTTCCGTCCGCTTTTGTGCCGCACAGGCCAGCAGTTGCAGATGGCGGTCATCAGCATCGAAATCCTCATCCAGCCGGAGTTGGGCTTTAATCTCTTCCATTGTCAGAAGCATACTCAGCCCTCTTTACTGGTCGTGGCTTTTTTCTCTTTTGTCGCTTTACTGCTTTTTGCACTGGTTCCGCGCTCTGCTAACCCGGCCTGAAGTGCAATCTCCTGCACCCGGGCAGGAAGCGCCCCGTCGTCATACTCACCGGCCCGAATGACCTCAACACGCATACCGTCCGGTGACCATTTCAGATCTTGTTTCAGGATCATGATTCTTCACCCGTCAGAACAGGGGGCGCGGTTCCGCGCCCCTGAGTGATTACGCCGCTGCAATCTTCAGCAGTTTGATGGCCTGCGAATCGACCAGCATCCCGCCGGTGCGCTTGGTGGTATAAAAACCGACAAACGGTTTATTGGTGTACGGGTCACGCAGAATGCGGGTGCCGATACGGTCAACGATGGTGTAACCCCGTTTGAAGTTACCAAATGCAATGGCTTTCGCATCAGCGGCGATATCCGGCATCTGTTCGTTTTCAGCGATACCGTAACCCGCCAGAGAGGACGGCTGCCCCAGTTCCAGCCCCGGACGCCACAGATAGTTACCCTCGCTGTCTTTAAGCAGACGGATGGCAAACAGGCTGTTGTTGTTCATCATGAACTTCGCGCCGGTGCGGTGTGCCTTACGCAGCGTGTAAATCAGTTTGATAATGGCGTCTGCGGTCACCGCCGTCGCTTCGCCGGATACAATATGCTGAAGTTTGCCGAACGCCCGGACCTTATCGGTTTCATCAGTGGATTCATACGCCAGGAACCCTTTCGGCTTCTTGGTACCATCGCCGGTGGTAAAGGCAATTTCTTCCTGTTCGGCAAATTCGGTTGCCAGCTCGCTGTTGATCCAGGCCTCCACGTTGAAGAAGGCATCGTCCAGCATTTTCTGGGTGGCCTGCGGGTTGCCGTAGATTTCCCCCATGAGAGGTTCAATCAGCTCCAGTCTGGAGGTGGCAGTCTGGGATCGCGTATCCGTTTCCCCCACCCATCCGGAAGCCGTGCCGCCCAGATTCACCAGTTTTTTGTAGTCGGAACCGCCAACGGTGATCACCGTGGCTTCCTGGCGCATCACCACTTCATCTTTCAGCAGGGTGAGAATGTTGCGATCCAGCGCTTCCGGCACGGCATAGCCACCGTCTTCATCGGTGCCCACCTGCAATGCCTTACGCTCCAGATCGCGCAGACCATCTTCACGGCCTTTACGCAAAAAGCCCACAAACGCTTCTTTATGCTCGGTGGCCAGTTTATTTTGCGCGCCACCTGCCGGACGTTTCAGCTCAAGCAGCTCTTTTTCAAGATCGCTTTTGAGATTTTCCAGCTCGCTGAGTTTCCCGTTCAGGGTTTCCACCTGCCCGGCAAGCTTGCCTTTTTCCTGCTCAATCGCATCCACGCGCTTGTCGTTCTTTGCTTTGAAGTCGTCAAACTTCTGCTGCAGCTCCTGCGCGACCTGTTCGACATCTTTAATATCTACCGCCATCGTATTTCTCCTGATTAGAAGTTCAGATTTTTCAGTGCATTCAGTGCAGAGCCCACATCCTCAGCGTCGCGCAGGGACAGTGCGATATAGCCCCCGGCCATGAATGCTTTGGCTTGGGTACGGGAGAGTCCGACATCACGCAGGACTCTTTCGATTTTTTTCTGTTCGGGGATTTCCCCGCGGGCCAGCGCGTTCTTGACGTCGCTGATCCGCGCCTCGTCGTTAGACGGAAACGTCACCAGACTGACTTCCCAGAGGTCGATTTCTTTCAGCAGAAAGGCTTCTTTCGTCCGGTCGTATTCCCAGTCCTTCAGGACGTACCCAATAGAAAGGCCGGTTAACGAACCGGCCTTCATGTGTGCATGTGCGCGTTTTGCCAGGGGATCATCATCAATGAGCAACCGCCCCCTGACGTAAAGCCCGACATCGTCTTCCTTCATTTCGGTGTAAACACCGATGGGCTCATCCATGCGGTGCTGCCAGAGCAGCGCAGGTAACGCTTTTCTGTCACTCCACGCCCGCAGGGAAGCGGCAAATGCCCCGGACATCACCACATCATCGTGGCTGTCCTTTACACCAAAGACGGAGCCATACCCTTCAAACTCACCGGAGTCACTGACAGATTTCAGACTCAGCGGTACATCAAGACGTTGTTTCGTCTGCATTGGCGTTATCCTTCTGCTTACCGGCTTTACTGCCATCGGAGGGTTTCGTGGTCATGTTCATCGGTGTGAGATAGACATCACCACCGGGACGCGGATTCATATCTTCCAGGTCGCGGCAGTCATTGGGAGAGTAAATTCCCCAGTTAATCCCGGTGGCGTAGGCTTCAAAACGGGACTTCATATCCCCGCGCAGTAACGCCCCGGCGTTAAATTTGGCGTAATAAACGCCCTGCTTACTTTTTCGTACCAGTCCGGTGTTGATCCGCTGTTCGATGCGGGTCAGATACGGCACCAGTGAATAGTTGATAAATCCCAGCCCCAGCTCTTCAATATTGTTGAAAGTGGCGCGATCGGTGTTCTGCACCATGTGCAACGGCACCCGGAACAGACGACAGATTTCTTCAAGCTGAAACTTGCGGGTTTCCAGGAACTGGCTGTCCTCGGCGTTCAGCGCCATCGACTTCCAGTCCAGCCCCATCTCAAGGATCATCGGGCGGTGAGCATTGCCAAGCCCGGTGTGACGCTCCTCAAAATCTTTCTTCAGGCGCTCGTAAGCCTGATCTGACAGCGTCTGCTCTGTACGCAACACACCCGACGTCACCGCGCCATTGCTGAACAGTCTGGCCCCGTGCTCTTCGGTCGCTGCCGCCAGCGATATTGCCTCGCGGGCATAGGCGATGGGATTCAGCCCCACCAGTCCGTCCAGCGTCAGCGTGCGCACATGCCAGATATCCTCCTGGCTCAGTACATCCGCGGAGCCATCCGGGAATGTGACCTGATAGACCGGCTCCCAGCTACTGTTAAGCTTCGGTACCACACAGCTGGGATCGACGGGCAGCAGTTCAGCCACTTCGCCAAATGCTTTCACTTTGTAGGCGTAAAAGTTTCCCCGCAGGCACAGACAGGTGACCACCAGCTCCCAGAACTCCTGCGGCGTCATATAGCCATTGGGATGCGTGGAGATCAGCTTATGCAGACGTTCGCCAGTGGCTCTCTGCTTCAGGCTGCCGTTCAGGTGATACAGGTTGCAGGGCAACATCCCGACCGACTCCGCCAGCACCCTGACACAGGAAAAAACCGCCGTCAGTCGCATGGCCCGCTGGCTGCTGATCTGCTTTCCGGTATAGGTGTCGTAGGACAACCCGATATCATCCGCCAGCTCTGCTGGCGTGGTCACCGGTGCGTCACTTTTTCGTTGAAATAATCCCGAAAAGAACACTATTTACCTCCGCCGACAGACGACTGTGTACGGTCGAGATATCGCGCCACCAGCCACGACCAGAACAGGCACAACGCCCCGGCAACAACAAACCCCGCCGGGGGATAAATCAGCCAGGCACCATACGCCAGCAAAAGCGCCCCCAGCACGCCCACCAGAGGCGCGAGAATCAGCATGATCATAATTACCTCAGTTAAAGCGAGCGGATCCCATAGGACTCAATGTGGTCAGACAGCGTGTCTTCTTTCTCGTACAGCATGGCTCTGCCAACCGCCATAATCAGCGCAACTGCACCGTCAATTTTGTTTTCCGCCTGCTCTTTGACGGGCTTCACCACATCATCGTTACCCGGAATGGTTTTGCCGACCACGTTGCCGATACACTAGGTCATGATGGGATTGCCATCATGATGAAAGCGCCCCGATTCAATTGCCGCTTCCAGCTCTTTCATCGGGTCGGACATGTTGGTGTAGTTCTGAATGATAGTGATGGGGTTCAGGTCTTCATCAGCAAGGTCATGTGACAACCCGGTCGCCCCGAAGGGGTCGATGGGTGACTCACTGACCGGACTGATTTTGTTCGCCGCTTTGGCCTCCTCGAGGATGTAGCGATAATCCACCTCCGCACCATCGGTAACGGTCAGAACGCCCATTTCCACCCATTTCTGAAAGCGTTCGGCTGTCCGTCGATCTTCATTTTTCTCGACGCTGTACACCGTGTCATACGGTACCCAGAAACGCGGGGCCACACTGTAGTAATGCGTTTTACCGTCAATCTCGCGGGTATAAAGTCGCGCCATGCTGTTCATATCCAGCTTACGCGCCAGGTCAAAGGCCAGAATGCACGGCTGCCCCTCGAACTGCTCAAGGGTCAGTGATTTATCCTCGCAGCTCTGCCAGCTCACCAGGTTGAAATACGCCGAACGCGCCGACACCCAGATATTGAGGTGTTTTGTTTTAAAGACGTTTGCCAGACGGGCGTTATTTTTCGCACGCTGCTGCTGACTTAACAAAAATTCGCGATAAACCGACACGCCAATATTTGGATTGGCTTTTTCCAGCACCTGCGGGTCGGTCCAGTCGTCACCTTCATCAACGGTATAGATAATCCCGAACAGTTCATCGTTGGGTACCGAACCGTTGAGCATCTCGATGACTTCCCGCCGTTTGTCGTAGCACGGCCCCTCAATGTTGTACCCGGCGGTAGTGATAGCCCACATCAGTGGCTGACGTCGCGCCCCCATCCCGGTAAGCATCGTGGTGTAAAGCGCATCTGTGGCGTGCTCGTGATATTCATCCACCACCGCACAGTGGGGTGATGAACCATCACCGGGGTTACCAATCAGCGGTTCAAACCGCGCCCCATCCTCCGGACGGTTCATGTTTGAGGCGTTAACCTCAATCCCGAACGCTTCCGTCAGCATGGGTGTGCGTTTACACATCAGTCGCGCCGGGCGAAAGACTTCCCACGTCTGTTTCTCTGTCGTGGCACCGGAATACACTTCCGCGCCAAACTCGTTATCACAGGCAAAACAATACAGGGCAACACCGGCAGAGATTGCCGATTTGCCGTTCTTACGGGGGATTTCGGTATACACCTCCCGGAAGCGGCGCAGCCGGGACCCTTTATTGACCCAGCCAAACGCACAGCAGATCACAAAGAGCTGCCACGGCTCCAGCGTGATGGGCATCCTCTTGAATGCCCACTCCCCCTTGGTGTGTGGCAACAGCTGAATAAATTTCGCGGCCCGTTCAGCCAGCTCCTTGTCGAAGCGGTAACGAAACGACTTACTTTTTTCCGCCATCAGGTCATCAAGATGGCGCTGGCAGGCCTGAATCACAAACTGGCAGGCCACAATCTTTCCGCGCACGACATCACGGGCATACTGATTGGCAGCATTTACGTTGGGGTAAGATTTCCGGCTCATGACTCGATGATTTTCAGAAACGGGTTAGTGGCTTTCTTCTGCCCCGCCAGGCCAATCAGACGCTGGCGGCTACTGGGGTCGAGTCCGAGCATTGCCCCCGTGCTGCTCATCTCGGACTCCTGTTCTTTTTTGGCGGTCAGCTCCGGATTTTTGACCATACCGCCCATTGCACCGGTGATGGTGTTGCCCTGTCTGGCAATATTTTTCACGGCACGCCGCCAGAACTCATAGGCCACACACCACCGCTCAAGCACCGCAAGGTCAGTCACGCACAGCAGGCCCTGACCGCAGAGTTCTTTGGTTGTCAGTTGCCACATGATCGTGGCGAGAGGAAGCTCTTCTTCAGCGAACCACTCCGGTGGCTCAACACCTTTGATGGGCGTAAAAACAGGTTCATCTTTGTTCAGGGCTCGCTTGCCGGGGTTTCCGGCCAGCGCCTTGCGCGCCGTTGGCTTAGGGCGACGCCCGGAACGCCCCGCCGTTCCAGCCATATGCGGCACTCCTGGTTAAATTTCATTTTTCGCGGGTATAAAAAACGATGGGGCGGGCAGTCCGGAAGACGTCAGGTCACAGAGATTTGACCCGCCCCTCCCCTCAGACAGTTGAGAATTATGATCACTTTAGCCGTTCACGGGCCGTCTTCTCCTTATGGCACGGCCAGCACAGGCTCTGCAGATTGCTGTCGGCATCTGTGCCGCCATGCGCTTTAGGGATGATGTGGTCAACAGTTTTCGCCTCACGCACCACACCAGCACGCAGACATAGCTGACACAGGCCTTTGTCACGCTTCAGGACACGCACGCGGATAACATCCCACTTCGAACCATAACCGCGCTGATGACGAGATTGTCCTGGCTTGTATTGCTTCCAGCCTTCGCTTTTATGGCTTTCGCAGTAGCCTGACGGGTCCGTGGTTGTAGAGCGGCAGCCGCGAACACGGCAGGCTTTTGGGATTCTAGGGGGCATATAAAAAATTTATAATAAGTAAAATAATAAAGAAAAATACTCAAAGGCAATTATCTTGACTCAAATACAAATCTAGAAGAGATGAGCTTATCAAGCATTTTCATAAGTAAATCCTTACTCTCACCACCATTTATATATTTATTAAAGTTAGACTCGAACTCATGCCAAACTTTTTCTAACTCAGTATTATCAAATAAGTGCTCTGTCGCAAACCATGAAGACTGGCAACAATCGAAAATACTCAAAAGTTCATCAAATCTTTTAACATTCTCTTCTCCCAACTCAATTTGCTGACTAATAAGATCTACATCTTTAAATAGCCATTTCGCAATAACTTGCTCTCGTTCATCATTGAGTTTCTCGGGGTCAATATTGACAGGCATAAATAATAGAGCTGTCTTTAATTTCTTTAATGCATTCCTAAAATCTATTTTTACTTTTGTTTTCTCTTGTTCCCGCCACGTAAACAATGCCTTGAACGCCAAAACCAAAGTAACAATAGTAGCTCCAGCACTCACCCAAGATGCAATCATTGCCCAACAAGCCCACTCAGCAGCAGCACGGTTTGCTACAAGTGTCTCATATGCAATATAATTTTCGTTCATTTTTACCTCACTGTTAATAGTGAGAGTATTGTAACTAAATGCATAATAACTAGAACAGTCAAATAATAATATTTCACCTAATGAATATTATTATTCAAATGCAGATTGTACTTTTGCTCTCCTAACCTACGAAGATCAGACTTATCACGGTTACATAGCCCCAGTGCTGATAGCAGACTTACATTCAAACTAAGACTATCCCCATAAGTCAGAGGATTGGGTATAACTGGCTGTGGAGTTTCAGCGAGCAGGTTCGTCGGTAACGGCATCGTTGGAACCTGCACGTATACTGTCCGCGTACTTCCGCAACCGGTCAGCAGCGACATCAGGCACAGGGCGTGAAGCACAATCATCATCCGCAACAGCCACTTTGATATCTTCCCGGGCTCTCTGTGACTCCAGTGCGATCTGCTGTTTTGCATGCTGGTTAGCCTCCAGAACTGTATTGACGATTTGTAGTGATTGCAGGACGTTATTGGTAATGGCAGTTGCTGATTCAGCATTTCGTACAGCCTCATCAGCACGTTTCTTTTCGTACTGATATTTGCTGTAGTAGTGGTTGGCCGACCAGATGAAAGAACCAATGACAGTAACGAAGAAACCAACGATAAGCAGCTTATAGCTCAGCTTCATTTACCACCCCACCAGCCTCTTTAAACCGGGCAATCAAATCACCGATTTTATGTTCATACTGACCATAACCTGCACCGGGTAACGACGCCCAGATATTGCTGCAACGGTCGATAGCCTGACGAATATCACCGCGATCAATCATCGGTAAAGCGCCACGCTCTTTAATCTGTTGCAGTGCCACAGCATCCTGGCTTTTGGGGGAGAAGTCTTTCAGAGCAAGCTGCTTACGGTAGGCATCCCACCAGCGTGAAAGAAGCTGATAACGTCCGGCGGCTGTTGATTTGAGTTTGGGGTTTAGCGTGACAAGTTTGCGAGGGTGATCAGAGTAATCAGTAAACAGTTCGCCGCCAACAATAACATCATAACCGTGATTACGTGTCGGTTGTCGCCCGTTATCCGTTCCTTCTGACCATGCCACCATATCGAGGAAAGCTTTACGCTGGGAATTTAGTACCTGCATAAATTACTCCTTAGAGCCACCAAACTTATTACCGATTACTCTCATTGCAGCCCCACGAATAGCATCGACCCCGATTAGCCCAACGCCGCCACCAATGGCAACAGAAAGAGATTTAGGCCATCCGACATACTCAAGAGCGGATGCAAAAGTCAGCGTCAGAGCACCACAGAGCAAAATCTCGAGCGTTTTTCGTTTCCAGCCCCCACCACCGCCAAAATATGCAATGCGCAAGCCAGCCATAACAATCGACATAATCACTGCGCCCAGCGGTGTGTCTCCACGCCACCAGCTCTGGACCAACTCCAACCAGGTATTTGGGTTATGAGGCATTTGTAGTTATCTCTCACCTCGCTGATACAGCAGGTGCAAATTGAGGGAACATCATGTACCGCAAATCAGAAGCGGAAACGTCAAAGAGCCGAACCAATGGATAACTGCGGGATAGGCCAGGCCCAACGAATCCCCAGCAACAAAAACGACAAAACCCGCTCGACGGCGGGTTTAAGCTGTGTGGCGAAGTAACCACTCTTAACAGATTACAAGAATTTTTGCGGACCGCGTTAATGATTTTTAATCCCAAAGTCGTATTATTCGTTTTTTACTGTAGGAGTTAATAGGTTTATATTATGTTAGATACACTATCTTTCACTGAACGTGACGAGTTCCAACGCAGAAACATCGCTGAAAATATCATCAAGTTGCTAAAACCAGAGGCAGACATTTCACCACTGGTAATAGACGGCGCATGGGGAACAGGGAAAACAGAATTTAGTATCAAACTGAAAAATCTCATTATTGAGCAAGAAACTGAATCTAAAGTTGTTTATATTGATGCCTTTAAAGGGGATCATGCAGAATCTCCATTACTTCTCATAACCTCTGCAATTGCCAGCATTTTACCTGAGGAAGAAAAACAACACTTCATTAAGAGATCTCTTCCTGCAATTCGCTTTGGTTTAAAAACGGTACTAAAAGCTGGTGCAGGTTGGTTTTTACGACAGGAGGCTAGTGAAGTTTCCGAAGAATTCCAAGATGCGATGAAGAAAGCAAGCAATGCAGCAATAGATGGGACTATTGAAAATTTGCTTGAAGACCATATGGAATCAGAGAAAAACATAAATTCACTTAAATCTTGCATCGAAAGCATTTCAGAAAGTCAAAAGATAGTAATTATAATTGATGAATTAGACCGATGTAAGCCGAGTTTTTCAACAAATGTCATTGAAACAATAAAACACATTTTTGACATCAATAATGTCTTTTTATTTTAGTTACAAACACAGAACAATTAAAAGCATCGATAAATCATATTTATGGTTATAGTATTAACTCACAAAAGTATCTTGACAAGTTTATAAAATATACCATCACGCTTCCAGACACATGTTTAATAAATGGTCACGTCGTATGTAAAACATCTGTTATATATTGGAATTACCTTGTAGACAAGACAAAATCATTAAATGAAATTAATAGGTTATCTGGTAGATTTATCCGTGATTTAATTCAACGAACCAACTTATCCTTACGTGAAACACAAACTTTTTCACGCAATCTTAACATTTTTCAACTATTAAACGACGATGAGTACAAAAGCAGTGATCCTTTAATAAATAAGATCTTTGTCGTAGCTGTCTTCATACATTGCTTTGGTGACAAGGAAAAACTAAAACAAGAAATTACCGCAGAATCTATATCTCATTTAGCAGATCTGCTTAACATAAAAGAAATACCTTATTCTTATGAGAGAAGATCGCAAATTCCTGAAATATCTATTGTATTCTTCGGAATAATTAAAGACAGTATTACTCTTAATGAGCGATTTGCCCCTAAAAGTGATGAAGAACTTAAAAAATTCACCACTGTTTATACTGATTATGAACACCTAAATTTTTGGAGTACTACACCCAGAGAGTTATTGATAAAATATATTAATCAAATGTCATTCATCCAGTAAATAATACGCCCCTGCATGGGGCGTATTATTAAACGTCCAAATCTAATGTTAGATCTAGCATGGAAAGGCAGCCATCAATAAATCCTTCGGCTAGCTGTATTTCTATACGTATCAATTTCTCATCCTTTCCACGCGCCTTTGCAATCTTACGCTTGGATATTCTGTATAAATAATGTGCCACAAGAAGCGAATGCTCATAAGGTCTTTTTTGCTTTAGACGAGCAAGACAACCTTCAATAATTAATGCATCACTATCCGAACAAGCCAAGCGTTTCTTGCTGGTATAGGGAAGAAGTCCCTTAAACCCAGCAGCTATAGGTGAATAGTCAACGCCTGAACTATCACTCGCCGCCCATGCTCCCCAACGCTCAAGAACCATCTGAATATCACGCATCAACTTTCTCCACCAAATCAGGCCAGCACGCCAATTGCCAGCGCACGATCGATAAAACGAAATATCAGCTCCAGCTGGGAGCCATACTTCTCTTCAAATGCCACGGTATCCGCATGCAGCTCGTCGTGATGCTTTCTGCACAAAGGCAACACAAAGAGGTCATGCGCTTTTGTACCCATTCCCCCCTGACCGTGGCCTATCAGGTGGTGGGGATCATCAGCGGGCTTTCCACAACATGCACACGGCTGTGTCTTAACCCAGCGCGTGTACTTCTCATTAACCCAGCGGCGACGTTTTGGGCGTAACATAAAAGACTCCGGCGACTCCGGATCCACTTTCAGCGCCAGCACCTTTTTTGCCTTATCTTGGATGATGCTGGTGGCAGGAACCGAAGGCACAAGGTCACTTTCCCGGGTGACAGACGGCACAACAGGCTTTGGTAATCTCAGTGCCTTACGGGCTGCACTTTCCGGTAAGGCATCCGCCAGGTCATTACGAATCAGCCACCAGCACAGTTCCGGCATTGTCACAACGTGACTATCATCAAAACCGAGATCCCGACGCACAACAGACAACACCCAGCGGGCACAGTTATCCGTTGCCATTGATTCCAGCCGTTCCGTGAACTGATCGCGCAGCTGGTTATCACAGTGCCAGCACAGACGGATTGCGCCCGGAGCGTGTCGCATTGTGGTCATGTTCTCGCTGTGCCAGTCGGAATGAGGCCACTGGCAGCCTTTTTCACGAAGTAGCCAGCTTTCAAGACATTCCACGCCACCAGCACGACGGATCACTGCCTCATTGCGGAACACGGCCCGAACAGCAGGATCATCCGCCAGCGGTTGTGATGCCGCGGGAACGGCACCACTGGCGAAAGATGAATAACGTTCCGGCTCAGGCTCCAGCAGTACACGCCCCTGCATAAACAGGGGCATCAGCTCTGAACCTGGTCTGAACAATACGATCCCCATACGCGGGGCAATTTCAGGGGTCAGTAGTGCTCTCACGGTCACCTCAATGAACGGTATCGAGCAGCTTTAACAGCTCAGGGAATCGGGATTCGAAGAAATGCGGCTGCGTCTCGCGCGGATTTGCAGGACTGGTAATGTTCTTGCCGAACATGCAGCCTTTCGCCGTCAGCGACCAGAATTTTTTGATGTTGTTAATCGCGGTACGGCTGTATCGTTCGCGTTGTTCAACGATCCCCAGCTTCGCCATCTGGTGATATGCCTGATTAGCTGTCAGGCGGATACCATACTGTTTCAGCAGTGCACTCAGCGACAGCGTAGGGCGACTTGAGCCATCAGGCGCGTCAGCAGGAGCATCAATGGCATAGCGTGGTGCCAGATTCGGTAAGCCAACAGCCTCCTGGAGTTTCTGACAGGCCCCAAGCACAGATGAGTTAGACAGGTTTAACTCCCGCCGCATAAAGTCCAGCAGAATCACGCCAGCCTGCATCTTGTCAGCAGCCTGCCCGGATAATTTTTCCGGTGCGCTGGTTACCATATCGAAAGTACGGATCACCTTCAGATGGAATGACGGGCTGATCCACATTGCATAGGCATACACCAGTTCTTTGCAGACATACGTCCCCTGGTTATTTCCGCCACGACTAACGTTAACTGGCTCTATATTGACCGAGTTGCAAATCTGCAACTCGCTTATTAAACGTTCGGTTTGCTCATTGCGGAGCCAGAATGCAGGCTTATGCTTATCCTGAGAACCGGCAGCCCTGTGCAGATCGTTCAGGCTGTAACGCCCATAAGCATCACGACGAACTTCAATACCATCAATGACCATCAGATTATTCATACTTCGTTTCTCCTCTTAATCAGGCGGCTGCACCCGCCGTTTTCTCGTACTTATTGATAGTGATCTCGACCTTCCCTTCCGGGATAACCGGCCCCCACTCCACCAGCATTCTTTTCACCTGACTGTCGTCTTCCCACACACCCGCGTGGGTCAGGGCGTCAAACAGCGCCTTGTTATAGTTGTCCAGATCGCGGATCCGGTTATCCGGAGGAAACAACACGATCTCCACTGAAGCAGGTGCCGACGTTGGTTTCGGCAGACGACGTAACTGCTCAACTATTGCTGCGCACGCCGCGCTCTGGAATTTTCGCCCCGCCGCGCTTATCAGGCTCTTACCAGCAAACGCCCCTTTGTTGGGGTGTCGCCAGTACGTGTTCACGCTGGGCGGAAAAGGCAGGATCAGCTTCATACTTTCAGGTCCCTCTCATGTAACCAGTGGGTTGCACGCAGCCTTGCGTTTTCCTCACCGGCAAGCAGTGCGCGGATAATCCCGACCGCCTCGCTGTCGTCGTCCTTCACCGCGGTATGAAGCGTTATCCCCCGGGCCACGCCACGCTTTATCGTGATGACGCCTTTTTTCTCCAGTGCGCGAAGATGCTCCACCGCTGCATTCACCGAACGGTATCCCAGCATGGTTGCCACCTCCTGATTGGTTGGCGGGAAGCCACGTTCTTTCTGATAAGAAATCAGCATATCCAGCACCTGCTGCTGGCATTGAGTTAACGTCGTCATGCCGCCATCTCCCTGACCAGTTTTTCCGCCTGCTGGCGAACCTGCGCCAGAAACGCCTCACCACATGCCTCAAGTTCATCGCGCCCGATGTAGCTGATTGCCGGTCCCTTCCAGGTCTTGTCAAAAACAGCAATAGCACCAGCGAAAAAAGCTCCTGTCAGTACCTGCTTCTCGTCTTTCGGGATAAACCAGACAGGCAGTTCAAAACCAATACGCCCGCGAATAAAAGCAATATGATCTGCATCTTCCGGCCACCACACTTCGCTGGTGGCAGCTTTGATCAGGAAAACATAGCGCCCGCCCTTATCACGCATGGCACTGGCATGTTTCATGATGTAACGCATGCCGGTGATGTATTGCCCCTCATGCTGACTGGCGCGGCTGTATGGGGGATTACCAAAGGCAGCACCTTTAAGCTCCGCAAGACGTTCTGACCAGTCATGCGCCAGCGCGTTGTCTTCCGCCGTGTAATACGCGGCACATTTGGCGTTATCACCGTCAGTGAACAGATCCAGAACAAACGGGCCAAACAGGGTGTTAATTCCCCAGAAAATGTTGTCCGGCGTGCGCCACTGATCGCCCACTTCCTTCAGTTCATGGGCTGGTTTGTTCCGCAGTTCCACCAGCGCCTGGCAATATTTATTACTCATTAAGCCCCCACGTAATTCCCTGACAGATACCACTCTTCACCCGATGCAGCGCGCTTGCTGCTTTTCCGTAAGCACCGCTCACGACGCGCCAGAAAATTGTTTCGTTCTGGCTGGGAGTGGCTTTCACGGAATGCCGCCATCCACACGGTTGCAGCACGACGGTATAAGCCCCTGGACTCCAGTTCTTCCGCCTGGCGGGTCAGGCACAAAATCACACGGGGATCGTTAGTGCCGACATAGAAATTGCGCACAGGTCTGGTTTCACGAACTGGTTGTGGTTCCGGTTCCTGCGCTCTCTCAGTCAGGCGCGGGAAATGTCTGCGTGTATCTCCTTCACAACGGTGAGCCACACGCCCACTCTGACGTAACTTGCTTGCTGACTGCAGAACGCGCTGCCGTGAGTAACCGGCAAAAGCATCCGCAATATCTCCGGAAGTACAGCCCCGATGGGCTTCAATGAATTTCTGAACGTCATTCAAAAGACTCATGCTCACCCCCTGAATCCTGCCGGGATTTGGCTGTAGTCCACGTTGTCGTAACTAGCTTTGAAGTACGGGTCTTCGCGTTTTTCGGTGTACGTGCTGACGGACGGCGATAAGCGCAGGGAAAGCTCATCCCATTTTTCCCGCAGCTTCGACGGGCTGAGCACGTTACGGCACCAGAACGGATCGCGACTGACGCGGCTGTACATCTCGCAGATTTGTTTATGAGTACGACCATCCTGCACACACATCAGGCGAATTTCGTTTGCCCAGGCTGTCCAGTTCGGTTCTTTGGGACGAACCACCTCGCCGTCACATTCGGCGGCCTGCTCGTACAGGGCGATGATTTTTTTCCAGAGCCACTGTGCGCAGGTCAAATCATCCTGCGTTCCCCACTGGCGCTTTTTAGGGCTGAATACAACCGCATCAGGATGGCGAGTTAAAAACTCCTGTTCAGCCGTCTGCGTGTCCGGTTGCGAAGCGTCCGGACGAGAAGTTTTTTTATCTGACGGATCATGTTTTGATTTTACTGACGGATCCCCGCCAGATTCTGACGGGTGAAAACCCGCTTTTTTGCCAGATTTCGACGCATCAAATTTTGACGGGTCAGATTTTGATGCGTCAGATTTTGACGGGTCAGAATCTGACAGTTGAGAAAATGCCGCTGCCTGAAGCTTCGCAACGTTAAGCTGATAAACATTCGACGCATTGCGGTTACCCTGGCGACGCGCCTTACGCGTTAACCAGCCTTCTGCTTCCAGCCGTGCGATAGCCGTTCTGACGGTACTCATTCCCGCGCCAATCTGGCGGGCAATGGTTTCAATTGATGGCCAGCACACACCTTCGTCATTACTGAAATCAGCCAGGCGGGCCATAATTGCCACGCTGGATAATTTCATGCCTGATGCAGCGCAACCATCCCATACATAGCCGGTTAATTTAGTGCTCATGACCGACCTCTATTTCCCTGAATTTACGACGAAACTGTTCGAGCGGGCTGAAGCACTCATGCTCATAGCCTTCGCGGAGGTAGATAACACGTTGTGTTTCCGGCTCCCAACGAATGACTCTGACGGGCACTCCGTAGTGCTCTTTGAACCAGCGGTTAACTTGTCGCAAAGGACTGTCTCCTTCTGCCGGTTGAAATCACCCACAGCCCACTCTGCAAAGCTGTGGGTTACAATTTCCCTGTCACCTGGTACATTTACTGCATAGCAATACTCCACCTTCGCTTTTCCACCCGGTACAGGAAGCGCAATCAGTTGCGAGCGACGGTAGTGTGTTGTTAAACTGTTCATGCGTTAGTTTCTCCACAGTCACGACATGCCACGGCGCCCGGAGCTGCACACTCGCGGGCGTCACTACTTTCTGAAACGCAAAAGATTTTGTAGACCAGTGCTGCATGCTCCTGCAGCTTCGAAATTGAGAGGTACTGCTCATCGTTAATTGCTGTCTTCTCATGCGGTTCCACTACACCGTCTTCAATTGCTGAACGAATCTGTTTTGAATAACTGCCGATCTGTTCAATGACTTCCAGCAGGCGTTGGTTGATATCGGCGTTGTCCACATCCTCGACGTCAGGAAGAGACACAAAGACGCCATTTGCAGACTGCGCCACAGCATCAGCAATGAAGTGAGTGCCACCAGCACGCTGTAAAACCATTGCCCATCCCAGCGGGAAAATCTGATCGCCATCTGCACGAAGGCGGTTGAATAAAGCGTTTTCTGTTACATCGAGCCAGTCAGCCGCTTCAGCGTAACCACCCGGCAACGCCGCGATAGTTTTTCTGACAGCTTTCACGTACCACTCAGGCTGTTTTTCTATTTTCCAGTGATGCTTACCCACGGTTAGCCTCATCGTTCTGTGGTTAAAAATTGAAAGTGTTCTGCTAATCTTTCGGATAGATATCCGGTCTTAAGTCAGATTTCGTAATTGCACCTGACGTGCATTGCTCAAGTTTTTAGCCAGCACAAAACTGGCTTTTTATAGCCATTGAAAACCAGCCGTAAGTAGCCAGGTGTTGAGCCAACTTTTCCGGCCAACTCGCCCTGCTGTTCTTTGGTTAAAGAGTCCCAATACGCTTTCATACAATATGTACCTCCGGTGTACATGTTACATGATTGAAATGAACCTCCAAGACACTTGTACCTTAACGGTACAAGGGTTTTAATTTCGTTATGAAAACAATCCATGACATCCGGCGGTCTAACGCCAGAAAACTGAGAGATGGTGTTGGCGGGAATTCTTCCTTTGCCACTATGATTGATCGCGAGCCAACCCAGACCAGCAGGTTTATGGGAGATGGTGCTACTAAAAATATCGGTGACAGCATGGCACGACACATCGAAAAATGTTTCGACCTGCCTGTCGGATGGCTCGATCAAGAACACCAGACAACGAACATCACAAAAAAACCTGATGTTTCAATCACTAATAAACAAATCACATTAGTCCCTGTCATATCATGGGTACAGGCCGGAGCATGGAAAGAAGTTGGATATTCTGAGGTTGATTTGAGCACAGCAGAAACGTATCCCTGCCCTGTACCCTGTGGGGAAATGACTTATATCTTGCGGGTGATAGGTGATTCAATGATTGATGAGTACCGCCCGGGAGACATGATTTTTGTCGATCCTGAAGTACCTGCCTGCCACGGTGACGACGTTATTGCATTGATGCACGATACAGGCGAAACCACCTTCAAAAGGTTGATAGAAGATGGGACACAGCGTTATCTCAAAGCGTTAAACCCAAACTGGCCTGAGCCTTACATTAAGATCAACGGTAATTGCTCTATAATTGGTACAGTGATTTTCTCAGGAAAACCAAGAAGATACAAAATCAAAGCCTAATCAATGTTTATGAACCTGCTTCGGCAGGTTTTTTTATACTTGACAATGTACCCTTGGGATACATAATGTACCCAAGCGAAACAACGAACAGGCAGGACGCCCACGAAGTAGCCGCCTGGGGCATATGAAGTCCAGGATGATTCGTTGAGTCATGTTGTGCCACTAGGCACTCATGTTAAAGCAGGTGTATGAAATGAAAGTCCAGATTTTAAACAATAACTGTGAAGTCGTTTGGTCATACGACATAGCCGCCCCTGTAGATCAGAGCGGCGATAGCTGGACCAATGGGAAACATCAGATTATGGCTGGAGTTGTGTTCTCTTTACGCCGTGCTTTGGAACAGGCTGAAGTATTTCCATCAGACCCTGAATGGAAATGGCCTTTTTCTATTTGTCCAAATTCGGAGAGCACATTTCAGAAAATTGGTCAGAAAGTCGCACTCGAAGAGCATCAGCCAACTGTTTCCTGATTTTTTCAGGTAACTCGTCGGCATCGCAGAAACAACAACGCTCGATCATGTTGAAAGCCGATTCGTAGAACTGTTTCTGCTGAGTGTCGCTGAGACAGGAAAAGAGCGACGTTACGATGATTTTATTAATTGCATTATCAAGTTCTTTTTCATCAAAAGTCATTTGATTTTCCTTTTATGTATACGGGCTTAAAAGGATACCACCGAGCCTGAAGTGGTGAAAAGACAGGCACATAACAGCTAAGTATTTTCAACCAAAGAGAATCCTTAGAGTTGTGGTGAATGCGGCTCAGCGCACGCGGGTTAAGGTTGAGGCTGACAGTCGACCTTCTGTGGATACCCACCCGTCTGGTGTGCAACCTTCGCCAGGCACCGGGAGGCACCCGGCACCACAACTTTATGCTGTGTGTAGTCCTGGCGGTACCAGTTTGTACCCTTGCTTCCGGCTGGTACCGTCCTTTTTACAAAACAGAGAAGAGCATCACCGGACGACGGGCTCATAACCCAATCCATCCGGGCGGCTGCTACCGCAGGTGTTCTTCTCTGTTTTGTGGAGAAACTAATCGGCCTTGCAGGGTCGATATGATGAGGAGCAGCAAAATGGCTAGCGAACGCAGTACTGATGTGCAGGCATTTATCGGGGAGCTGGACGGCGGCGTATTTGAAACCAAAATCGGCGCAGTTCTCAGTGAAGTCGCTTCCGGTGTGATGAACACGAAAACCAAAGGTAAGGTCTCACTCAACCTGGAAATCGAACCATTTGATGAGAACCGTGTGAAAATCAAACACAAACTCTCATATGTTCGCCCGACTAACCGCGGGAAAATTTCCGAAGAAGACACCACCGAAACGCCGATGTATGTCAATCGCGGTGGTCGCCTGACTATTCTGCAGGAAGACCAGGGACAATTACTGACTCTTGCCGGTGAACCTGACGGAAAACTCCGCGCAGCAGGTCATTAATATCGTTCTTAATTAACTGATTATTTATCTCATCACTGAATATCTTTATATAGTTAGGACTTATTATGTCTCAGAACTTAGACGCAACCGCAATTAATCAAATCCATGCCCTTATTTCTGCTCAGGGTGTTAATGAAATTATCAGTAAGATTGGTGCCGATGCTGTGGCATTGCCTGAGAATTTCCGCATTCATGATCTGGAAAAATTTAATTTAAATCGCTTCCGTTTCCGTGGTGCGCTTTCCACTGCCAGCATCGATGACTTTACCCGTTATTCTAAAGATCTTGCAGATGAAGGCACCCGCTGCTTTATCGATGCTGATAATATGCGTGCCGTCAGTGTGCTTAACCTGGGTACTATTGATGAACCAGGTCACGCAGATAACACCGCCACTCTCAAACTGAAAAAGACAGCACCGTTCTCTGCTCTGTTGTCTGTTAATGGCGAGCGTAACTCCCAGAAATCACTGGCAGAATGGATTGAAGACTGGGCCGACTACCTTGTGGGCTTTGATGCTAATGGTGACACCATTCAGGCAACAAAAGCGGCTGCGGCGGTCCGTAAAATCACGATTGAAGCAAACCAGACCGCTGATTTTGAAGATAATGACTTCAGCGGCAAACGCTCCCTGATGGAGTCTGTCGAAGCGAAGACCAAAGACATTATGCCAGTGGCATTTGAATTTAAATGCATTCCGTTTGAAGGTCTGAAAGAACGTCCGTTTAAATTACGCCTCAGCATTATCACTGGCGATCGTCCGGTACTGGTTCTGCGCATTATTCAGCTGGAGGCGGTGCAGGAAGAAATGGCTAACGAATTTCGTGATCTGCTTGTTGAGAAATTCAAGGACAGCAAAGTAGAAACCTTTATTGGTACTTTCACCGCCTGATTTCATTACTGCAAATGCCCCTGCGGGGGCATTTATGGAAACGTAATTTACTCAATAATCGCCGGATGGTGAGGGATTCTTTTTACCAGAATTCAGCGCGGTGCAGCGCATATACGTGGAGAACAAAATGTCATTTATTAAAACTTTTTCCGGGAAGCATTTTTATTATGACAGGATAAATAAAGACGACATCGATATTAACGATATCGCGGTTTCCCTTTCAAATATCTGTCGCTTTGCCGGTCATCTTTCGCACTTCTACAGCGTCGCCCAACATGCGGTTCTTTGCAGCCAGCTGGTGCCGCAGGAATTTGCTTTTGAAGCGTTAATGCATGATGCAACAGAAGCGTATTGCCAGGACATTCCCGCACCACTGAAACGCCTTCTTCCTGACTATAAACAAATGGAAGAAAAAATAGACTCCGTAATCCGTGAGAAATACGGATTACCCCCAGTTGGTAATGCTGCCAACTTACTGATTTAGTGTATGATGGTGATTTTAAGGTGCTTGCGTGGCTTCCATTTCCATCAGATGTCCTTCCTGCTCCGCTACTGAAGGCGTGGTGCGTAACGGCAAAAGCACTGCCGGACATCAGCGCTATCTCTGCTCTCATTGCCGTAAAACATGGCAACTACAGTTCACTTACACCGCCTCTCAGCCCGGTACGCACCAGAAAATCATTGATATGGCCATGAATGGCGTCGGATGTCGCGCCAGCGCACGCATTATGGGCGTTGGCCTCAACACGGTTTTACGTCACTTAAAAAACTCAGGCCGCAGTCGGTAACCTCGCGCATACAACCGGGCAGTGATGTGATTGTCTGCGCTGAAATGGACGAACATTGGGGCTACGTCGGTGCTAAATCACGTCAGCGCTGGCTGTTTTACGCGTATGACAGGATACGGAGGACGGTTGTGGCGCACGTCTTCGGTGAACGCACTCTGGCCACACTGGAGCGTCTTCTGAGCCTGCTGTCGGCCTTTGAGGTCGTGGTATGGATGACGGATGGCTGGCCGCTGTATGAATCACGCCTGAAGGGAAAGCTGCACGTTATCAGCAAGCGTTACACTCAGCGCATTGAGCGACATAATCTGAATCTGAGACAACATCTGGCAAGGCTGGGACGGAAGTCACTGTCGTTCTCAAAATCGGTGGAGCTGCATGACAAGGTCATCGGGCATTATCTGAACATAAAACACTATCAGTAAGTTGGAGTCATTACCGACGCCGCCGATACCAGCCAATAATCCGCCATTTGATCCTTGCCAAGTAGCCATGATTACCCCTTAAAACAACGAGCCAAGCAATCCGATACCAGCACCAATGCCAGCGCCCCAAGGTGTTGATGTTCCCAAAAGGCTGGCAAGACCTGCACCGGCAATCGCACCAGACGTTCCGCCACTAATTGCTGTCTGAAGACTTGATGGTTTGTTGGCATTAGCAGCGGCAAGAGCTGCGCTTTGCTGTGCAATGCTGCTCATGTTGTTGGCGTATGTCTGCCCGGCGTTTGCCTGACCTTGCAGCGCACCAAGCCCAACGTTTGCCAGATTGTTGTAATTGCTCATCTGGTTTGATAACCAAGACTGACCGAGTGTCGGCGCGATCGTAGCCAGTTGATTGCTTGTGGCTGTCGAACCAAGTCCACCCGTCGCCTCCGCAGCAGCAAGACTCTGGTAACGAGCCTGACCTGCAAGGTCTTTATACTGCTGAGAGTTGTAATACTGATTAAGTGCCTGCCCCTGACCTTCTAAACTGGAAAGGTTCTGAAGCTGGTTAACATACTGCTCCGCAAGAGGCGTGAACGGAGCAAGGTTTTTCATGATCGTCTGCCACTGCTGATTTTGCAGGTCTGCGGCATACTTCTGAGCTTCTGCTGCATACTTTGCGCTTTTATCAGAGCTGCCACCTTTCCCGCCTTTTTCAGGGCAATAAGGTTCCTCGCCGCGCAGTTTTCTGCCCAGCTTAAATGCATATAACATGGCTATCTCCCGTGATTCAGGAAGTCGATTAGTTCTTCGCGTGTGGCGCTGTAAAACGTCACGTCATCCACGCCTTTGAAGTATTTCTTGATGGTTCCTACACGCTTAAGGCCAATCATTGCGCAGTACATCTGACCGTGGCGGAATTTGCGCGCAGCGAACGATGTGACGCACTGAACGGTGGTGTTAGTCAGAATGTATCGCCAGAACGCCAGCCCGATTTCCTTGCTGAATCCACGAATCTCTGGCAGGTACATGGCGTGGCAATCAAAGGTTAGCGGCTGAATCTCCTGATAGTAAACAATTCCGCCGAACTGCCCGTGCACGTTAACCTCAAAGTAACGGCATTCAGGCTTGTAGTCGTATCCATCGCCGTTGTTGCTCCCGGCGATAATGTCAGTGTGATTTCCTACTGCTTCGATCAGGTCGATGTTTCGCGTTGGTTTGAACTGAATCATCACTGCTCCGCGATTATCTTGATGGTTGTGGCAGTAAACGCCGCACCATTTGACTGAATAGTTAACGTACTGCCATTTGAGGCAAGAAATGAAGTGGTCAACAAAAACTGGCCACCGAGTTAGAGTTTTTCCAGTATCGATTTTCCGATTCGTTTGGGGGTAACCCACCGTTATATTCGTGCGGTCTTAGTGCGCTGTAATATCCAACGATATAGTCCGTTATGGCGTGAGCTGCCTCGCTGAAGCTTACGTAACCCACCACCGGCATCCATTCGTTCTTCAGACTCCTGAAGAAGCGTTCCATTGGGCTGTTATCCCAGCAGTTTCCGCGCCGGCTCATACTCTGTCTGATCTGGTATCGCCACAATAACTGCCGGAACTGCCTGCTCGTATAATGACTGCCCTGATCGCTGTGGAACATCACCCCGCCGGGCTTACCACGGGTTTCCCATGCCATTTCCAGCGCTTTCATGGTGAGCCTGCTGTCCGGCGAGAACGACATGGCCCAGCCCACTGGTTTTCTTGCGAACAGGTCGAGAACAACGGCGAGGTACGCCCAGCGCTTACCCGTCCAGATATAGGTCACATCACCGCACCACACCTGATTTGGCTCGGTCACGGCGAACTGCCTTTCAAGGTAGTTAGGGATAGCAACATGTTCATAACCACCACGTTTATACCGGTGAGTCGGCTGCTGACAGCTGACCAGCCCCAGCTCTTTCATGAGCCTGCCAGCAAGCCAGCGTCCCATCTGGTAGCCTCTCCGGGTTGCCATTGTGGCGATGCTTCTTGCTCCGGCCGAACCGTGGCTGATGCCATGTAGCTCAAGTACCTGACTGCGTAATACAGCCCGTCTGCCGTCTGGTTTTTCAGGACGGTTTTTCCAGTATCTGTAGCTGCTGCGATGAACCCCGAACACATGGCAGAGTGTGACCACAGGATAATGCGCTCTGAGTTTCCCGATTATTGAGAACTGTTCAGGGAGTCTGACATCAAGAGCGCGGTAGCCTTTTTTAATATTTCATTCTCCATTTCAATGCGTTGTAGCTTTTTCCTCAGCTTACGTATTTCGATTTGTTCTGGTGTTATCGGAGAGGCTTTTGGTGTTTTGCCCTGACGCTCATCACGCAGTTGTTTGACCCATCTTGTCATTGTGGAAAGGCCAACATCCATAGCTTTGGCGGCATCTGCCACCGTGTATTTCTGGTCAACAACCAGTTGAGCGGATTCGCGTTTAAACTCTGCGCTAAAATTTCTTTTTTTCATTGGAGCACCTGTGTTGTTCTGAGGTGAGCATATCACCTCTGTTCAGGTGGCCAAATTCAGTGTGCCACTTCATCAGTGCCAATGAACTGAAATGCTTCTTCTGCGGCTGCGTTCTGGTTCATAACCAGTTTGTAAATCTCTAACTGGAATTTCTGTTCTTCAGTCATGGGAATAATCTCTGCCATTGTTGGCTCCGTTTATCCGTTAAAAGGGATATCAGTTAAGTTATCCCGTGTAGGGTATAAGCCATTATCGAGACCACTCATTGAATGGCCTCTGCAATAACCGATGTCTTTCCATCAGTCCGCCACCACAAAGAATCTTTTTTGCCATAAGGCTGGAGGTTCATCTTTCAGTGGCTGCCAGTGTTATTTCCCCACTTACTGGCTTGGGTTGTTTCGCGGTACTGCCGTAATGCAAAAACTGGATTAACCTGCGAAATCACACCATTCCGGGCAAATACATTTGCACTTCATTTGCCGCTCTCTCACGTGCAACATGAAGCAATCTTTTTCGCCCACCAACGCCCCACTTAGCCATTTGGCTTGCGCACTGGCTTATCGCTTTGGTTTCAGTATTGATGATGTGATCGATTCTATTCAGACGGGACATTGCGCCAACGCCGAGACGGACAACCGTTTTGAAAACTTCATAAACTTCGATTTCAAATTCCGGCTTAATCCATGCTGCATATCTGATTGCCAGAAGTTCAACACCCCACACACCTGGTTCTGCACCACCTTTGATTATTTTAAGTGGTTGAATTTGTTCCAAAGTGCTTTTATGAAGCGTTTTATCTGCGCGCTACGCAAAAACTGGCTTGGGCGCTGTTGCTCTGTAGCCTCTCCATTTGCAACTGCTGCTGCATGGAGATCGTTTAAGTTGTAGCGTCCATCCTCATCAACACGAACGGACACACCATTGACAATAACTGTTGGGTACTTCATCAGTGATTACCTTTTAGTGATGAACCTTGTCACACAGGATTCCGGCCCACAGAAAGGCACCGATTACCAAACCGGCATCCTCAAGGGTCATCCTGAAAGGCTCTGTGTTCATAAGTCGCGCGTGTGAAGCGCGTTTGTTGCAGATATAAAAAAGCCCCGCGAATGCGAGGCTAAATCCTGGTGTTTGTGATGACTGGCTCTTATCTCAACGCAGCCCCTTACCGCGCGCCAGATGCTCAATATCAAGCATCAGCAATGAGATGTTTAATCTGGATTTACTCCAGAAGTGATCACCCCCCTGTCTACAGAGCCAGATGTGAAGGATGATGAGTAAAATTATCGCTATCATCGAAGGCATTGCGTCCTGATGTATTCCTGAAGCGTTCTCAGTGCTGTTTGGTCGCGGATAATTCCGTCCCGGATACCGAGAACGTTTCGTCCAGCAACTGGAGAGAGTTCGACGGTGGCATCATTGCCCATGCCGGAGGCGCTGGAGGTTTCGGCTGAGGATGGCACAGGGCATTTTCCTTTGACGAGCACCCTGCCACCATTATCAAGCTTGCGCCGAAGAGCATCATTTTCAGCTTTCGCATCAGCTAACTCCTTCGTGTATTTAGCATCGAGTGCATCAGCAGCACGCTGGCGTTGCTGCATGTCAGTAATGGTGGCGGTCGCCTGCTTCAGCTCACTGACTTTTTTATCTCGCTGCTCTTTGTAGGTCATGGCGTTATCACGGTAATGATTAACCGCCCATGACAGGCAGACGATGATGCAGATAACCAGAGCGGAGATAATCGCGGTGACTCTGCTCATACATCAATCTCTCTGACCGTTCCGCCTGCTTCTTTGAATTTTGCAATCAGGCTGTCAGCCTTATGCTCGAACTGACCATAACCAGCGCCCGGAAGTGAAGCCCAGATATTGCTGCAACGGTCAATTGCCTGACGAATATCACCGCGATCAATCATCGGTAAAGCGCCACGTTCTTTAATCTGTTGCAGTGCCACAGCGTCCTGGCTTTTCGGAGAGAAGTCTTTCAGGCCAAGCTGCTTACGGTAAGCATCCCACCAACGGGAAAGAAGCTGATAACGTCCGGCGGCTGTTGATTTTAGTTTTGGGTTTAGTGTGACAAGTTTGCGAGGATGATCGGAGTAATCAGTAAATAGCTCTCCGCCTACAATGACGTCATAACCATGATTTCTGGTTTTCTGACGTCCGTTATCAGTTCCCTCTGACCACGCCAGCATATCGAGGAACGCCTTACGTTGATTATTGATTTCCACCATCTTCTACTCCGGCTTTTTTAGCAGCGAAGCGTTTGATAAGCGAACCAATCGAGTCAGTACCGATGTAGCCGATGAACACGCTCGTTATATAAGCGAGATTGCTACTTAGTCCGGCGAAGTCGAGAAGGTCACGAATGAACCAGGCGATGATGGCGCACATCGTTGCGTCGATTACTGTTTTTGTAAACGCACCGCCATTATATCTGCCGCGAAGGTACGCCATTGCAAACGCAAGGATTGCCCCGATGCCTTGTTCCTTTGCCGCGAGAATGGCGGCTAACAGGTCATGTTTTTCTGGCATCTTCATGTCTTACCCCCAATAAGGGGATTTGCTCTATTTAATTAGGAATAAGGTCGATTACTGATAGAACAAATCCAGGCTACTGTGTTTAGTAATCAGATTTGTTCGTGACCGATATGCACGGGCAAAACGGCATTAGGTTGTTAGCGCAACCTCATGCCGCCCACTTTCACGAAGATCATGTGTAGAAGGCCGCAGCGTAACTATCACTGATGAATTCAGGATAGTCAGTGGCTACGGCTCAGTTTGGATTGTGGCGACCGGTGCTGATCTCCGGTTTGCTGCAACTGCCTACAGCTGGCTACGTGGCCACACCGAATCCAGCGAAAGATTCTTGCCCTTACACATCAGCCTGTGCATTCACCACAACGGAAAGAGCACTGGCTAACCAGGCTCGCCGACTCTTCACGATTATCGGCTCAATGCTCTTACCTGTTGTGCAGATATAAAAAATCCCGAAACCGTTATGCAGGCTCTAACTATTACCTGCGAACTGTTTCGGGATTGCATTTTGCAGACCTCTCAGCCTGCGATGGTTGGAGTTCCAGACGATACGTCGAAGTGACCAACTAGGCGGAATCGGTAGTAAGCGCCGCCTCTTTTCATCTCACTACCACAACGAGCGAATTAACCCATCGTTGGGTCAAATTTACCCAACTTTATTCAATAAGTCAATATCATGCCGTTAATATGTTGCCATCCGTGGCAATCATGCTGCTAACGTGTGACCGCATTCAAAATATTGTCTGCGATTGACTCTTCCTTGTGGCATTGCACCACCAGAGCGTCATACAGCGGCTTAACAGTGCGTGACCATGTGGGTTGGGTAAGGTTGGGGATTAGCATCGTTACAGCGCGATATGCGGCGCTTGCTGGCATCCTTGAATAGCCGACGCCTTTGCATCTTCCACACTCTTTCTCAACAACTCTCCCCCACAGCTCTGTTTTGGCAATATCAACCGCACGGCCTGTACCGTGGCAATCTCTGCATCTTGCGCCCGGCGTCGCGGCACTACGGCAATAATCCGCATAAGCGAATGTTGCGAGCACTTGCAGTACCTTTGCCTTAGTATTTCCTTCAAGCTTTGCAACGCCACGGTATTTCCCCGATACCTTGTGTGCAAATTGCATCAGATAGTTGATAGCCTTTTGTTTGTCGTTCTGGCTGAGTTCGTGCTTACCACAGAATGCAGCCATTCCGAATCCGGCTTGTGATTGCGCCATCCCCATAGCAGCCATCACATCAGTACCGGAAAGAGAGTCAGAAGCCGTGGCCCGTGGTGAGTCGCTCATCATCGGGCTTTTTGGCGAATGAAATTTAGCTACGCTTTCGAGTCTCATCGTCTTCCCCTCTTGCCCTGTTTGACCATCAGGACGCCGTTAACTATTACGTGACGCTCGCCTTTGCTGTCTCGGTTGTACTTGAGCACTGTTCCTCTTGCGCAGGAAAGCATCCTCGCCACTTCGGTCTGATTGCCTCGTGTCTGGATAAGAAGCTCTGGTATCGTTTGAATTGTGGCGTTCATACGTTCTCCAGTTCGGTGATTTTTATTCCAAGCCTTCCGCCTGGTACTTTCACACCACGAATTACGCGAATGTCATCGAATTGCTCGTCGTCTTCCGCAAATCCGGCGTGGATAAGGGAGTCGAGTAAACCTTTCAGGATGTTATCGAGGTCGCGGCGGCGGGAGTCTGGAACGTCTGCGATGACTTTGATGCGGAGTCGTGATTTGGTGAAAATGTCTAACTTGAGTTGGAGGATTATTTGCTGAACTTCTTTTCGGTATTTCTGGCCTTTATCGCTGATGTAGTATTGGTTTCCCCGTCTTCGCCAGTAGGTGTTCACCGACGGCGGGTATGGAAGCACAAACTGATATTCGCTCATGACTTAATCTTCCCCTCCTTCAGCAGTATCGCCTGCGTCCTGATCACGCCTTCGAGGTGGTAAAGTCTGGCGTCTTTGTTGTCGAGATTATGGGTGCGTCGGTCGATTTCATCGTGACACGCGCTACAAGCCCATGCGCCGATCAGGTCGTCAGGCTTCATTCCCGTTCCGCAAATTCCAGCCATCCGGTAATGTGCCAGAACTGTAGTTTCAGGATTACCATTGCATACGCCGTAAATACGTACCTGGCATTCTCTGCCGCGTGCTTCTTTGCGTAGATTAGCCATTAAGCAGCCTCCCCTGTTACTTTCAGCATTCCATTATCGAGCAGCTTTCTGGTCAGCCACTGTTGACCACGCCCGGTGATTTTTGTGGTGAACGATATCTGTATTCCGTGATTTGTGTTGACCGCTGTTTCTTTCACTGTGAAATAGCCGCGATCCATATATTCCTGCATTGGCACATTGCGCCGGGAACCTGAAGCAATAAGGATTTTGTGATCGCGCATCCACGCAAACAGTTTGTTTGGACCAATTCCAACAACCTTTGCAAAGTTTCCAATCAAAATTCCGCTGGCCTCGCCAACGCGATCGGCAAACTCAACTTTAGGTGCGGCAATTGCGAGCTGGTTTTCCAGTTGCATTTTCTGCTCAGCAAGATCAGCAGCAAGGCGCAACGCTTCCGGTAGCGTTTTGGGGATATTAACCGCAGCTTCTTCAAGCTCTCGCCAGCGGTCAACAAGGCGAGCGGTGAATTCCGGCGACAACTGGGCTACAACGACAATACTGTCTCGCTTTCCTTGTTCGCCTTCGAACACATACACACAAAAACTTTGATTTAAGCCTAACCCATTGATTCTTCCACAATCCTCAATTTGAGGAAGCCGGATAACACCATTTTTAGCCAGCGTTTCGATGGTACGTTTCACATTGTCATGACGCTTACCAACCAACTCAGCGATTTCAATGCTTGTCATTTTGATGGCATTGCCATTTATTAACTCATTCATCGTCTTCTTCCTCGTACATTGAGCTATTCGGATCGCTCATCAGTTCTGCGCAGCAGTGCTCACACACGTGAACTTCCAGCACATGCAGCTTCTGACCGCAATTAGCGCACGTTAAAGCTCGCTCGACGCTTTCTTTCTGGTATTGAAGGGATTGGGATGGGCTAAGCATGGCTTTCACCATTAAAAAGTCGCTTGTAAGCATCGATGTCTCGTTTTGCTTCACCGAGCTTTCGTCTTAATTCCATGTTTTCTGATTCAAGCTTTTCCATGTCTTGTTGGTATCGATCGCGGTGTTCTTTCCATGCTTTTCGATACGCCTTCATGTATGTCGTATTGGCCTTTCTCTTTGCCTGACGAACTGCGTGGTGGTTTTTCACAAACCAGTCAGGGTCGTTAAATGCTGCTCTGGCGCAGGTATACCAATAATTTGTTGCCTCCCTGTTTAGCCAATAAATACTGATAAATGGCAACTGTATCGACACCATTTTTCGTTGAGACTCTTTCTCGCCAAACATGTGCCCTTTTTTGATGCTAAGGCCAAATCCAGGTTGAATTAAAAGCATTGTCATTTCCTCGCACGATGAACCGCCCCGGGAATCCTGGAGACTAAACTTCCTGAGAAGGAGGTAAACAGGATGACTAAAAATACTCGTTTTTCCCCCGAAGTCCGTCAACGGGCAGTCCGTATGGTTCTGGAAAGTACGCCGGAGACTCTGCGTGTCTGGGTTCGCCAGCATGAGCGGGATACCGGGGGCGGTGATGGAGGGCTCACCACCGCTGAACGTCAGCGTCTGAAAGAGCTGGAGCGTGAAAATCGTGAACTGCGCCGCAGTAACGATATCCTTCGCCAGGCTTCCGCTTATTTTGCGAAGGCGGAGTTCGACCGCCTCTGGAAAAAATGATGCCACTGCTGGATAAGCTGCGTGAGCAGTACGGGGTCGGACCGCTATGCAGCGAACTGCATATTGCCCCGTCAACGTATTACCACTGTCAGCAACAGCGACATCATCCGGATAAACGCAGTGCCCGTGCGCAGCGCGATGACTGGCTGAAGAAAGAGATACAGCGCGTATACGATGAAAATCACAAGGTATACGGTGTGCGTAAAGTCTGGCGTCAGTTGTTACGGGAAGGTATCAGAGTGGCCAGATGCACTGTGGCACGTCTCATGGCGGTTATGGGACTTGCCGGTGTTCTCCGGGGTAAAAAGGTCCGTACGACCATCAGCCGGAAAGCCGTTGCCGCAGGCGACCGCGTAAACCGTCAGTTCGTGGCAGAACGACCTGACCAGCTGTGGGTGGCTGATTTTACTTACGTCAGCACATGGAGGGGCTTCGTCTATGTGGCGTTCATCATTGATGTGTTTGCCGGATACATCGTGGGGTGGCGGGTCTCATCGTCCATGGAAACGACATTCGTGCTGGATGCACTGGAGCAGGCGTTATGGGCCCGTCGACCGTCCGGCACGGTCCATCACAGTGATAAAGGTTCTCAGTATGTATCGCTGGCCTACACACAGCGGCTTAAGGAAGCCGGATTACTGGCATCAACAGGAAGTACAGGCGACTCGTATGACAACGCGATGGCGGAGAGCATCAATGGTCTTTACAAAGCGGAGGTAATACACCGTAAGAGCTGGAAAAACCGTGCAGAAGTGGAACTGGCCACACTAACGTGGGTGGACTGGTATAACAATCGACGATTGCTGGAAAGGCTGGGCCACATCCCTCCGGCAGAAGCAGAAAAAGCTTATTATGCTTCCATCGGAAACGATGATCTGGCAGCCTGAGTTCACAGATAAAACACTCTCCAGGAAACCCGGGGCGGTTCGAGAATATCTATGGTCATCACTTCGGCGCTCCCCATGACGCAGCCGATTTCAGACGATGCGTTGCACTTGTTGAGCAGATCCCAGAAATCAGAGATTCATTCGACAAGGTTGCAAAGCGCGTTCCGGCATTCAAAGGCATCCTCAACGAATGGGATTCCCTCGTTGATCTGTTGAAGTCTGAAATGAAGATACACGGAAACAAAGCACCAGAGACTTACAGAAGAATTAGCGAGTTACGCAAGGACTAACCACAGCCTCATACTCGATGAGGCCTGTTCATTGCTCAATGATATCCAGACCTACCGCAATAATACCAATCCAATAAATGGAGATTCCAGGTGGAAGAAGAAATCTTCACTCGTGAAGAGGCAGCGTCGTATCTGAAGGTAGACAAAGGCACTATCACGCAGTGGATACGAAGTGGACGACTTCAGGCCGTAAAGATAAATCCAGATAAACCTAAAAGCCCATATCGCATTTGCAAGTCAGACTGCATTGCGGCGCTTAAGTCTGTGAGACACAATAGCGCGGTGAATGCGGTTGATGTGCAGGAGGTTAAAGCATGTCAATCAAACTACGCGGTGGCACGTGGCACTGCGATTTCGTCGCGCCAGATGGATCAAGAGTTAGACGCTCTCTTGAAACATCGGACAAAAGGCAAGCGCAAGAACTTCACGATCGTCTGAAAGCAGAAGTGAAGTGGCACACTGAATTTGGCCACCTGAACAGAGGTGATATGCTCACCTCAGAACAACACAGGTGCTCCAATGAAAAAAGAAATTTTAGCGCAGAGTTTAAACGCGAATCCGCTCAACTGGTTGTTGACCAGAAATACACGGTGGCAGATGCCGCCAAAGCTATGGATGTTGGCCTTTCCACAATGACAAGATGGGTCAAACAACTGCGTGATGAGCGTCAGGGCAAAACACCAAAAGCCTCCCCCATTACCCCGGAACAAATTGAAATCCGTGAGCTCAGGAAAAAGCTACAACGCATTGAAATGGAGAATGAAATATTAAAAAAGGCTACCGCGCTCTTGATGTCAGACTCCCTGAACAGTTCTCGATAATCGGGAAACTCAGAGCGCATTATCCTGTGGTCACACTCTGCCATGTGTTCGGGGGTTCATCGCAGCAGCTACAGATACTGGAAAAACCGTCCTGAAAAACCAGACGGCAGACGGGCTGTATTACGCAGTCAGGTACTTGAGCTACATGGCATCAGCCACGGTTCGGCCGGAGCAAGAAGCATCGCCACAATGGCAACCCGGAGAGGCTACCAGATGGGACGCTGGCTTGCTGGCAGGCTCATGAAAGAGCTGGGGCTGGTCAGCGGTCAGCAGCCGACTCACCGGTATAAACGTGGTGGTCATGAACATGTTGCTATCCCTAACTACCTTGAAAGGCAGTTCGCCGTGACCGAGCCAAATCAGGTGTGGTGCGGTGATGTGACCTATATCTGGACGGGTAAGCGCTGGGCGTACCTCGCCGTTGTTCTCGACCTGTTCGCAAGAAAACCAGTGGGCTGGGCCATGTCGTTCTCGCCGGACAGCAGGCTCACCATGAAAGCGCTGGAAATGGCAGTGGGAAACCCGTGGTAAGCCCGGCGGG